TTTAACAGATAGTGCGACTGTTAATAATCCTGTCGTTTTTGTTTTGAAACCTCCTCCAAGAAAGAATTTTTTATTATCTAGAATCAATTTTTCAATGGAACTAAACGGTCAACCATCGGATAGTAATTTTGGTAACATTTCTGCTTTGGGAAATGGAATTGTATTTAAGCATAAATGCGATAATTCTTGTGCTTTACTTACTCACTGGAAAAAAAACAGTGATATGAGGTTAGATACTGGCGGTCCTGATGTTGCGTATGTTCCAAAAAAAGGTGAATCATCACACGGCCTTGGTGGCAGATGGACACTTTCAAAAGTGACTGCTGGCTTGGCAATGCTTAATACTGACGGTGATTATGTTGAAATCAGCCTTCAAGATGATATTACTGGCATTGTATCTTTTAGGATGAAAGGCCAGGGTGCAGTTTCCAGGAAACTATAATGAAAGGTAAATTTTATGGCAGCTCCAACTTATAATTGTCCGTTTTCTGCTAATGCTGCCGGTGCAGGATCGGCAGATGATGTATTGCAATGTGTTGAAGTTCTTGCCCTGAATTCAAATTCAGGATGTGCATTGTATGACACAAAAAGTGAACAATGTATGTTACGGCAATCACTAATTGAAGCACAAGAATTTTGGCGCGGAAAAGAGTTACCGGCATAGGTTAGGTATATGGATTTAACAGAAGCAACAAATCAAGTAAAAGTAAAAATTCAAGATGAAGCTGAGAAATTGCAAATAAATGATTTGCAGGAAATTATTTTGAATTCTTTACAATTATTTTCCAGTGATCTACCTCGTGAAATTGTGGGTGATATTGATGGAGATGGCAATTATGATTATACTCCTCCAACTGGTTGGGCCGATGGATTTTCAAATATTAAGCAAATTGAATATCCTGCTGGCAGGAGAATACCGGAGAGTATAGAATCACAGGATTATACTATTTATGATGATGGTGTAACAAAAAAAGTACGTTTCTTAAATCATACTCCTGCAACAGGAGAAAAAGCACGAATTACTTTTACTATTCCGTATGTACAGTCAACAATTAACACTATTCCAGCACATCATATTGATGCGTTTATAAATTTAGTATCTAGTAATTGTTGTATGGCAATAGCTGTACTAATGGGGTTTGTTCAAAATCCTACTTTGCAGGTTGATGCTGTAAACTATCATAATAAAGGTAGTGACTTTTCCAAAAGATCAAAAGAGTTCCGCACATTATATGATAAGGTTGCGGGTAAGGCTGATGGTGTTAAGGGTGCTTCCTATACTGTTAATTGGAATACGAAACCAACGTGGCAATCAGATTTTCTAACACACCCGAATAGACACAGATAGACACAGATAAATTATTGAGTTTTTCAAATGGTTAATTTTAATAACTTTTTTAAAAGGATGTTTTCCAATGAAGCGGATTTGTTTAGTTTTTTCTATGTTAATTTTTTCAATGTTTTGTTTTTCGTCTTCTTTTTCTTATGCAAAAAGTTTTGATAATTCCGGAGGATACAAAATGGCTAAAATAACAGCAACTTCCGAAATCCAAAGAGTTTTGAGAGAAAAAGATGCAGGAACAATTTCTGGTATGAAAGCCATGAAAACTGTTTTGGAGAACATGCAACAGCAAGTACAGGGTGAAATTGCAAGTGCTGCTGTAGATTCTTGGGATGCGTTCCATCTTCCGCAGTTATCGGCTGCCATAAAAGAACATGTGGATAATTTTAACGTGTCAGCTAAAGGGAATCTAGATGATTTTCTAGACAATTCTTGGCAGCATGGAGAAAATATTGTTAATGCTCCACTTGTTGCTGCTGGTGAAGTGGCAATTGGGGGATTTGGAATTTCAGGTGAAGTGTTAAGCGTAATGAAAGACTTCACATTTCATAAAATTGACGGTGTATCAAACTCTGCCTGGGATAAAATCCGGAGTGAATTAACTTTGGGTGTACTTGGCGGCAAAACGCCTCATGAAGTGTCAAAAGCTATTGGAACAAATTTAACAGATCCATCAATTTTTAAAAGTATTCATGCACGAGCGAATGTTATAACTCATACAGAAATGAGTAGGGTATTTGATAAGTCGGCTCATGAACGAATGAAAACGGCAGCGGCGAGTGTAGAGGGTTTACAGAAAGAATGGCGGCACGATGGTCATCCTAAAAAACCAAGGGCAACACATCAAGTGGCACATGGACAAATAAAAGATATCGAAAAACCATTTGAAATTGGGTCTGTGGCTATGATGTTTCCTCATGATCCAGGTGCGCCCATAGGCGAAGTTATTAATTGTACGTGTACTCATTTACCGTATATGAAAAAGTGGGCGGCTTGACGTAAAACAAATCTTTTCAATGTTTCCCTGGAAAAGCGGGAATATATAGGTTCGATTCCTTCTTTACGAATTTATGATTTGTAAACCCATTGGGATGGGCACCCGCTTTTGTTTGGGATAAAAAAGAAAATTATGGCATCACAATCTTTCATTCAATTAAATATTTCGCAAAAAGGTGGAATTTTTCATAAAAGATCTGCTGATATTGTACGCAAAGCATTGAAATCAGCAATGAGTGAAGCAATCATTTTTCTTGAAAAAGAAGTGAAAGTTAGAACTCCTGTTGGATTTCATGGAAATAGAGGTGCAGGATTAAAGCAGAGTATCTTTAGTAAAGTTACTCCAAAGGGAAGAAAAATTGTAAAAGGCATTGTTTCACATGGCTTTGAATATGGTGCTGTTATTGAGTTTGGCAGGCGTCCTGGCAAGAAAATGCCTCCAAAGGGCACGCTTATAGATTGGATAGTTTTTAAGTTTGCTGGTTTCGATGAAGAGGAAGCTGAGGATATAGAATGGGCTGTAAGGCGGAATATCGGGAAATTCGGTTTTAAAGGGGCTTACATGTTTACGAATGCCTACGAAGAAAATGAAGATCGAATTTTTAGTATTTTTGATAATGCAGGATTTAAAATATCTAAGCAATATGGTGAAAAAACTTCGTTTGTAACATGATATGAATACTAGTGTAGAATCAACAATAATACCTGATGTGAATGCTTATATAGAACTTGTAGAAGCAGTAAATACAATATTTAATGAGAGAATAAAGCATGCTTATTCACAAGCACATTTAGTTAATAAAATAAAAAATAAACGGGTGCCAATTTTAAGAACCCGTAGGGAAAAAAGAAAAAGTGGAAAAATTTGATTTAGAAGAAGAATTTCATAGTTTGTTATTTGGTGTAAAAAGGTCTGTTCGATATCATGACAGACGATGTAATTTTTTTTCTATACTGCATTGTATCTTTTTATTAAAATGTTTTTCTCGAAGAGAAGGATTACACAGATCATTAAAGGTGGGGTTTATTAATTTACAGAAAAAAATGGTAATGGCTAGTGTTGGTGTTATTGACGAATTCAATTTTAATGATTTTCAAACTAGTCGTTTAAAAATAGAGGAAAAAGAACCTCCTATTTTACATGTTCTAAATATGATATGTCATAATGAAATGATACGAGCCGAAGGATACGAGGAAAAATATTTTATTAAAATAAGTTGGCTTCAACGAAAGCTGGCACATTTCTTTGATATTAATGAATATAAACTAACTTATGACAATATTAATATTGAAGAAAAAGATGATGGCAATAGAGAAGAAGATGATGGTGATGAATTACTTGAAATAATCCCCAGTGATTCTATAGAAGTGCCTAATATTGATCGCAGATCGATAGCTTGTTAAAAATAGATAAATCATGAGCGAAACACTAATAAGAACAGCAATCAAAGATATTCTAAATACCGTAACTGGTATAGGCCAAGTACACGACTACGAAAGATTTACAGCAAATCCTCTAACATTTCTAAATCTATTTAAGGATGATACAACAGGAAAAATTTTTGGTTGGGAAATAACAAGATCAGGTTCAACAATAACAAGAGTTACGATGACAAATTATAAAGTTTTGCATCATTTTGTTATCAAGGGATATTATGGATTACAAGATTTAACTGCTAGTGAAAAATTATTTAATGCTGTTATTGAAGCTGTCGTTTCAAAAATAATAAACACTACTATTGCAGATACTCAAGGTGTACCAGTACCACAGGTTAACAAAATTGATGCCAGAATGTTTGGTGATTTTTTCTGTCATTATGCAGAAATAGCTTTTAGTGTGGCTGAAATTCTGCAACCTGATGCTGAATCTGGTATTGTTGATTTAGTTGAAATTAATCTTAAATATTATTTACAAGAACCTGAAACAGCTGGAAATGTTGAAATCGGGACTACTACCGGAGCAGCTGAAAATAAACTAATCGATTCTGGGCAGAATTTTACAACATATGTAACTGTCGGAATGCATGTTGAAAACACAACAGATTCGACTTATGCAACTGTTGAAACTGTGGACTCTGACACACAATTAACATTGACAGCTGATATCTTTATTTCCGGGGAAGACTATAGAATTGTGTTGGCACATGCAGAAGATACAATAGACGATTTAGACGCTTAAATATATCAGTCACTTAGGAGGTTTTTCAATGAAAATAATCAAGGTTATTGCACAAAAAGGGACACAGTGCCCGAAGGAGAATAAACCTAGACAATACATTACTGATAGAGTTGCCATTGACGTGAAAAAATCTCTTTATTACAGACGTTTAATAAGTGATGGTTCTCTAATTCATTGTGTTGAAGTTCCTGTAGCTGCAATTTCTAAAAAAATAAAACAAGCTAATAAAACCAACAAAAAAATAGAATCAGATAAAAATATTTCCAAACCAACTAAAACTAATGGAGGCAATTCATAATGAGCTCACCAAACATTTCTTTTGATGAAATACCATCTTCTATCCGTAAGCCTGGTAAATATATGGAGTTTAACACCAAGCTTGCTGTTAATACTCTTTCGCAAAATCTCCAGAAAGTAATTATTATCGGTCAAAGGTTGCCTATTAGAATTGATACAGCAAGATTTCAGGGCGGAACTTTGAATGATATGACTTCACAGGGCACTTATACCGGTCTTGTAGCGACAAGCTACATTGTGCGTATTTCAACTGCTGCCGGAACAGACAAAATTGAATTTTCAACTGATAATGGTGCTTCATGGTCTGTTGAAGCTGATGTTACTGGGGCTGCGCAGGCACTTTCTCTTGGAGTAACAGTCACTTTTGGTGCTACTACCGGTCATGCTCTGCTTGATGAATGGAGATTCACGGCATGGCATGAGCCCACCGTTGCAGAAGCAGTACCAACAAGAATTTTTAAAGAATCAGAAGCAGCTGAAAAGTTTGGTTATGGCAGTATGGTTCATATTATGACCAAAGCAGCTTTGAAGGCAAACCAGTATTTACAGCTTTCCATATGTGCTTTGGACGATAACGGCACAACCAAGGCGGCTGGATCTATAACCATTACTGGAACTGCAACAACGGCAGGAACGATAAAGTTGTGGATTGGTAATGTTCTGATGGAAGCTTCCATTGCAAAAGATGATACTGCGCATGAAGTAGCTTTAGCTCTCCAGAGTAAAATGGCAGAATTTAATTATTTGCCTATTATTTTTGATATTGATGCACTTACAGGGAAATTGGACTTTGTAGCAAAGCAAGCTGGTACTCTTGGAAATGATATTTTAATTGAAACTGATTTATCAGCTGATGGTTTGGCAATTGCTGAGGTTGCTATGGCTTCTGGTGCTACAAATCCAGATCCTGATGATGCGCTTACGCCTATTTTTCCAGAAGATTACAATATTCTTATCACACCTTATGCTGTTCAGGCTGATCTTGTTAAAGTCAGAGATCATCTTGATTCTGTTTCCGGGCCTTTGGAACAAAGAAGTTGCTTAGCTGTTTTCGGAATGGCAGGTACTCTTGCAGCTGCTACCACATTGGGCAATGGTGTTAATCATGGTCGTATTGTTGGAGCATTTTTAAGGAGTTCAAGAAGTTTGCCGCTTGAAATAGCTGCTGCATTCGCTTCTGTTATGGCGTTTGAAGAAGATCCGGCAATGCCTCTAAATAATTTAGAGCTTAAAGGACTTCATGCACCAACTATAGGTAACCGCCTTTCCCGGACTGAACAGGAAACACTATTGAATAATGGTGTAACTCCTATAGAAGTTGGACCAGGAGAAAAAGTACAAATAGTGCGAGCAATCAGTACATATGTTAAAGATGCTCAAGGTGTTGATGATGTCAGTTTATTGGATATCACAACGATGAGAACTCTTGATTTCACAAGAAAAAATTGTAGAGATAGGTTAGCTCTTAGATTCCCTCGTTCAAAACTATCTTCTGCGACAGCTGCTATTGTCAGATCTGAATTGTTGGACGTTCTAAAAGCCCTGGAGGGTTTGGAAATTCTGGAAAATATTGATAATAATTCAGATGAGTTGATTGTTGAAAGAGATTCACAGGATAATAACAGGCTCAATGCTAAAATTCCTGCTGATGTGGTCAACGGTCTACATGTTATTGCTGGAAGAATTGATTTATTGCTGTAATTTATCTTTTTCAATAAAATAATAATGCAATAAAAATTATAGGAGTATTACAAATGAAATATGTATCAAGGGTTGCACTTGATGTAAACGGAACTGTTATTACAGACATAAAAAGCGTAACAGAAAAGGAATTTGAGCTCAATAAGCAGGTAAATCTTATGAGTAAAACCGGGCATATGACGGTTACTCAGAGATATAGTTTTGAAATAGAATATGTCGTACCAGAAGACACTACCCCTTTTAATTTTCAGAATGTATCCAACGGCAGGTTGAGTATTGAATTTGAAAGTGGAAGCCGTGTTACATATACCAGTGTTTATGTTTTGAAGATTGGCGATAGAAAAGTTGATGGAGAAAATGAAACTACTCAAACTATAGAAGTTGGTGCAGAAGGAAGAACTGAAGAATAGTTTACAATAAAAAATAATAGGAGGATGTAGCGAGTGGATATAAATGTTGAAACTGTCGAAAAAGGCAAGTTGCTTTTTGGGGCAAAATATAAAGGTTCGTTTCACAAGGATTTTTCTATTGGTCTTCTGACTGTAAGAGAAGGTTTTGAAGCTCAAAAAGAAGTAGCAGCAGTTTATGGTAATGATACCAGGTATTCATTGTTAGGTTTAATCGCAAAACGTTTGAAAACTTTGGGGACTATTCCCAAAAAAGAAATTACTGTAGACCTTCTTTTGGATATGAAGGATCTTGATCTTGACATAATAATCAAAAAATATCAGGCGTTGGATGGTCGCCTTGAAACGTTTCGTGAGTCATTTGAAACCCCGGATGGGAACGGTTCTGGCTCTTCTTAAGCTTGGTTTTTCTTATGCTGAAATTTTAGATTTGCCTGAAATTATTGCAGATGGATACATAAACACATGTAACGATATATTAAAAACTGATAATTCAGATAATCCAGATAAAAGTAAACCTGAAACATACGTAGTTAGAAAGTATAAAAAATGAGCGTTGCTAAAGTAGCAATACAATTTACAGCTATTGACCTTTTAAGTAAAGGGGTCGATAAAATGAAAAATCGGCTTGATACTTTTACAAAAGCCGGTATTGACGCTCAAAATAATTTCAACAGAATGGCTAAATCATTTAAGATTGCGGGCATTTCTGGAATCGTTACAAAGAGTATTTTTGCAGGTTTAAAACCCGCCATCACGGCAG